CGGTGACGCAAAGTCCATCGCAGACGGAATCGGTAAGGCCGCTGAAGCCCACCCCGATGTTTACGCTGCTTACATCAACGAAAAGGAAGCCTAAACATGGCCTACGAAGCATCCCAGATTTGTTTCGGGCAGTTAACTGCTGCCGCTGACTTATCTGCCAAACAATACCACTTCGTGAAACTCGCTTCGGCGACAACGGTGAACGTCTGTGACGATGTAACCGATGTCCCTGTCGGTGTTTTACAAAACACTCCCTCATCCGGTGGGGCTGCTGAAATCTGCATCTTCGGTATTAGCAAGATTGTTGCTGACGCAACGCTTGCTGCCGGTGATGTGATTGGCACCTCCGCTGATTCGCAGGCGCAACCCGTTGTGCGTGGAACCGAAACGACCGTAACGGTCGCCGGGCAAGCGATTACCGCTGCGTCCGCAGGTGAAACCTCAACTGCCCTTATCAACATCTCTAATGGCCGTGCGGCCTAAGGAAGGACTGAACTAAAATGCCTCAGCCCACCCAAACAGACGTTCATGTTGACTCCGTACTCACCAACATTTCGGTGGCTTTCCAACAGGAAGCAGCAAACTTTGTTGCCCCTATGGTTTTCCCATCGGTACCGGTAAGCAAACAGAGCGACCTGTTCTACACCTACAGCCAAGCCGATTTCTTCCGGGACACCGCTCAGGTTCGTGCTGATAGCACCGAATCCGCAGGTTCCGGTTACGGCCTGTCCACTAGCACTTATGCTTCAACCGTTTATGCCCTCCACAAGGACATCGGCGATCAGGTTCGCGCTAACTCGGACAACCCATTAGCACCCGACGCAGATGCCACTCGTTACATCGCTAACCAAATGCTTATTCGCCAAGAAAAAGATTGGGCAACCAACTTTTTCGGCACCAGCATTTGGGGAACCGACGTAACACCCGGCACCCTGTGGTCAGCAGCAGGCTCCACGCCTATCGCTGATGTTCAGACCGGCATCAACGCCGTTCTCACGAACACCGGAATGCTGCCCAACACTTTGGTCATGTCGTACGCCGTGTTCTCGCAACTCAAGAACCACGCTGACATCATTGACCGTTTCAAGTACACCTCCAGCGAATCCATCACCACCGACCTTATGGCCAAGGTGCTGGGCGTTGATCGTGTCCTCGTAATGCGTTCAATCCAAAACACCGCTGTTGAAGGCGCAACTGCCGCCTACTCGCAAATCGGTGACAAAGATGCCTTGCTTTGCTACTCGGCTCCGTCGGCTTCATTGTTGACTCCGACTGCTGGCTACAACTTCACTTGGACTGGCCTTGCCCAATCCGGTGGACTTGGCACCTCAACTGCCGTGAGTCGTTTCCGTATGGATCACTTGCGTTCTGACCGGATTGAAATCCAGTCAGCATGGGACTTCAAAGTTGTGAGTTCTGCCCTCGGGTATTTCTTCTCAAACGTAGTCGCCTAGACAAACGTCCCAACATAGTTGAACGGCGTAAGGCCGGAGCCGCCGGGTTTCCGGTCGGCTCCGGCCTTTGCCCGTTTCATACACCGAACACTCGTTCTATCGGAGAAACAAAATGACATGGACTTACGGGGGTGACCCCGACGCAAACGCAAGAGACGCAATCCGTTTCCTGTGCGGCGATACCGACACCAACGACCAACTCGTCAACGACGAAGAAATCGCTTGGATCAACAAAGAAACCACCGGGTCGGCTACCGCCACAACCGGGCTTTACGATGCTGCCGTCCGGTGCTGCTTGACGATTGCTTCTAAGTTTTCTCGCCTCGCCGACCAGTCGGTGGGTGACCTCAAAGTCTCTATGTCGCAGAAAGCAAAGGCGTACCGGCTTCAAGCCGAAGAACTCAAAACGCTCGCTGACCGTGAAGGCTCAGTACCCACTCCATACGCGGGCGGGATTTCCATCAGCGACAAAAACATTGACCGCGACAACAGCAACCGAGTTGACCCGTGGTTCTCATCCGGCCAGTTTGAAAACATGGACAGGGGAGGCATTAAAGATGTCGCTCCGGCGAGCAACTAGCAATGGCCGCTGTCACCGACCAGTTTTGGACAGACTTGAAAGTCAACATGACACCCGACACGGTGGACATACGCACCTCTTCAACTGTCAACAACTACGGCGAACGGACTTTCAGCGGTGGTTCCACTTCTTACGATGCTTACATAACGAGGGTCACAGAGTCCGACCGGGGTGACCGTAACGACCTCATAGACGTTGAATGGATTGCGTACATTCCTGACGGCACCATCACCGTGGACGTAGACGACGAAATCACTTTACCTGCCCCCATTTCCGGCACCCGCCCCATCGTCCGGGTCAACACGAAACGCGACCCCAACGGGCAAGCCGCTGTCGTTGTTTACGTTGGCTCTACATCTAAGCGAGGTGGCTAATGGCGAAAATCGGCATACGCATACAAGGTTTGGAAGATGTACGCAGACTCTTAGATAAAGGCGACAAGGAAGTCATTAAAGCCGCTGGGATCGCAGTCATGGAAGTCACCAACACGGTGGCTCGGAAGTCTGCTGAACTTGTCCCGTTTGATACAGGTGATTTGCGTCGCAGTCGGGCAATAAAGATGCCTGTCGTCGGACATAAAGATGTTGTCGGCGAAGTTACTTACGGCGGGCCGGGCGCACCGTACGCCGTTGTTCAGCACGAAGACCTTGAACTATTCCACCCGGCTAAACCGTTGGGTGCTGGGCCAGTCGCTCCCGGTCAAGGGCGTGGCCCAAAGTATTTGGAATACCCCGTGAAAATGGCTCGCAAAGATTTCGGCAAAACAATCGTCAATCGCATAAAGGCTTTGATCCGATGACTCTTCTTCTTGACATAGGCAACCACCTAAACTCGGCGACTATTCCGACACAGGATTTGACGATTGGCACGAACCTGTTTTTGGGTCGCCTCCCTGATGCCCCGGATTCGTGTGTCGCTTTATACCAGACGGGTGGTGCTGCCCCGGATGACCAGTTTGGTTCGGCTGCTCCGCAGGTTGAACGACCGTCGGTTCAGGTGCGTGTCCGTGCTGATGATTATGCGACTGCCGAAGCGTTGGCTGCCGACGTGTGGGGTGTCCTCGTACTCGTAGCAAATCAGACGTTGACATCTACCCGGTATTTGCGGCTCGCTGTTGACCAGTCACCATTCCCGTTGGAACGCGATAACCAAGACCGCCCGGTGTTTGTTTTCAACCTTGAGGCCATCAAGGAAACCTGATGGGTGTTCTTGATCCATACGGTGAGATTTCTCGCCCGGTTGGTCGCACGTTTGAGATGGTGCGTTGCGCCAATCCGAAGTGCGCTGGGGCGGCTGCTGCTCGGGGCGGTAAGTCTGCTTTGATAGCGGAACTCGTTTCGTCGCCGTGGCGGTTGAAGTGTTGGCGTTGCGGCCACCTAAACGCTTCGTCGGGGCATCTTCTCAAATAGCGGCTCTAAGGCGTTTAGTGCGAGGTGGGGGTAATCGCCCGCATTGCCTCTCTGGACACATTAGAAGGGCTGTATGAGCCTCTAAGAGGCTTCTAGAAGATTGGGAGTTGCGGGTCTGGCGCACTAAGTACCCGCGATTGAATGAGTTTCCCGTAGCCCTCATGTAACTCGCACCCAATGTAGTCACGACCCAACGCCCGAGCGGTCATCGCTGTGGTACCTGAACCCATGAACGGGTCAAGCACAATGTCGCCTCGTTCGCTGCCCGCCTTAATACACGGTTCTATTAGTTCCGGCGGGTAAACAGCGAAGTGTGCGCCCGCGTATGGTTTCGGAAGCACCGACCACACCGACCTTTTGTTCCGGGTTTCGTAAAGCATCTTACGCGCGCGAGACAACCCGCTGAACTGGTTGTCGGTGTCTTTCGTGTTGTTCAAGTTCATGGGTTTGTTCCCACCCCACCGTTCCCCAGTCGCTTTCTCCTTCATGGCTTCGTGGTCAAAGAAATACTTCTTTTGTTTACTAAACAAGAAAAGGTATTCGTGGGATTTTGTACAACGGTCTTTGACGTTTTCCGGCATCGGGTTCGGTTTGTGCCAAATAATATCTTGCCGCAAATACCACCCGTCTGCTCTTAGGGCAAACGCCAGCATCCACGGGATACCGATAAGGTCTTTTGGTTTGATGTCACCCATGCTTTTCGCTGCGTAACTGTCTCCTATATTGACCCAGAGTGTCCCGTCGTCGGTTAAGCAGTCCCGCACCTTAGAAAAGATTTCCACAAGGTTGGCGACGTACTCCTCCGGTGTCTCCTCCTGCCCTATTTGGTCAGCCTCGCCCCCGTAGTCTCGCAGCCCGTAATACGGTGGCGAAGTTACGCACATTCGCGCTGGTTCATCAAACAACGGCAGGGTATTCCGGCAGTCTCCGTACAGAATCGTGTCTCTCATTGCTCGTGTTTTCATTCTGCGCCGATGTTGCGGAAGAACCCGCACCGTTTACAAACCTGCCACATCCACCGCTTACCGGCAGGCCAGTCGTCCCGATACTCCACCGGGTGGGGGTGCCAC